CCGAGGCCCAGGCGCCGCCCAGGGCGCCCAGCATGACCAGCAGGGCGTCGCCGCCGGCCTCGGGCTTGCCTTGCGCCAGCAGCCAGCCCAGTACCCCGAAGAATCCGCAGGTGATTCCGATGGCCAACAGGCGCGGGGTCCAGGTGTCGCTGCTGGAGGCCTCGCGGTTGCGGGCGCCGTCGCGGTCGGCCTGATGGATGCGCTCGAGGTCGATGTCCAGCTCGCGCATGCGCACCTGGAAGGCCTGCTCGGCGGCCTTGAGCTTGGCCAGGGCGTCGGCGCCGCCCAAGGTGACGGCCTGGGCCAGGTCAGCCTCGCTGCCGTCGGGCCGGCCCAGCAGGGCGTCAGACAGCGCGGCGGCGGCCACACCGGCCAGCGGGCCGCCCAGGGCGGTGGCCAGGCCAGGCGCCACGGCGCCGACGATCTTTTTCCAGTCGAAGTCGGGCATGACTCAGGCCTCCATGAGGTCGGCGATGCGACGGGCCCAGCCGCGGCTGAAGGCGGGCCAGTTGGTCAGGCCGGTCATGAAGCGCAGGCGCTGCGCCAGGATGCGCAGGCGCAATGCGTGCACGTCCTGCGCATAGGCCGCAGCCAAGGTTTGTGGGCCGATGACGCCGTCGGCCTCGACACCGAGTGCGCGCTGCAGCCAGCGCGTGGCCTGGGCGGGCCCCGAGTTGACCGCGCCGTCGAAGACCGCGTAGCGGATGCCGGGCGGCAGGTCATCGGCGCGCACGGGGCGCCAGTAGCTGTCGAGATAGATCTGCTGGGCCAGCTCCAGCGGCAGGGCGCGCATGTCGCCGGTGTAGCCGGCCTGGCGGGCGACCGCTTCGGTGACGCCAAAGCGGGTTTTTCCGCCCGGGTCATCCGCGTGGTCGCTGAAGTCGCCCTCGTGGCCGAGGAGCAGGGCGAAGGCGGTGGGGAATTGCATGATCAGCGCAAAGCTCAGGGCCGCTCGCTGTCCTGCACCGGGTCGCTCAGGATGGCCGCCGCCCGCTCCTCGGTCAGCAGACCCTTGGCCACCAGGAGCCAGGCCCCGGCAATCGTGCGCGAGTCATCGAGGCTGATCGTGGTCGCCGCGCTGAAGCGGGCGTACCAGCCTTCGACCTCGACATCGGTTTTGGCAGCCGTCAGGATGGCCACGAACTCCGCGTCAGTGAAGCGCGTGATCATGGCCACCTTGGTGACGGTGCTGGGCTTCGGTCCCTTGGTCGTGTCGATCAGAACGATGTCGTCCATGTCACTTCACCCGCATGTAGTAGTTGAGCTGGCTGTAGGTGCTGGAGCTGCTGGCCTCGCTTGCCACCCTGCTGTTGTCGATGTAGAGCGCCGTGTCCATCCGCAGCAGGTTCTGGCCGTCCAGGTAGTACGGCACGCCGCCGAGCTGCACGTTCGCCGCGACGGTGGAGCCGTTGCCAATGACTTTCCCCATGTTCCGCTTGAGCGAGTACCCGTGGCTGTAGTTGTAGGTGTAGTTCGCCACCACCGAGGTGCCAAACCTCGACCCAAAGACTTGCACGGTCGTGGTGGTCGCCACGGTCCACGTTGATCCGCCGCCTGCCGTGATGTTGGAAATCGAAGGGCCGTGGAAGACGTTGGACAGGCTCCACGTTGCGCCTTGGTCAAACGAGACCTTAGAAAGGTTGTCGGAGCCGTTGGACACAAAGCCGACCACGTTGCGCACACTGTCGTATTGGAGGAAGCCCTGCGGGTTGGCGATGCCGCCGGCCCCGCCGCCATTGTTGACTTGCGTCCAGGTGACGCCGCTGTCGGTTGAGCGAGAGATGGCGTAGTCAGGGGAAGACGAACCGCCCAGCGCCAAGAAGTTAGTTCCGACGCTGATGACGTTGTACCAAGAGAGGTTGCTCGACCCGGTAAACGTGCGCTCCGTCCAGGTGGTCAGGTTGGGGCTCGTGATGCAGCGATTGCTTGCAGTTCCGGCCACATTTTCAAACACCACAACGTAGTTCGTGCCGTTCCAGGCGATGTCGCGGAAGTTGGTGTAAACGGCTGGCGTGCTTGGGGTTGTGTTTGTCCAGGTAATGCCGTCAGTTGATCGACTGATGTAGATAAGCGATGAGGATGCGTTATCGGCCCACAACGCCGTGAGGCCGCCGTTGACATACCGAATCGCGCTGTCCGGTCCACTTGAGCCCCATCCGATCTTGACGTTGGGTTTGTAGTAGGTCCAGGTCGCGCCGCTGTCCGTGGACTTGGCGACGGTGAACATGCCGTTGGCGTAAATGTTGTCTTCCAGCGCGTACAGCGTGGTCCCGCCACCGCTCACCATGTTGTTGAATTGGGTCATGAGGAACGGCAGAGGCTTGGCCGTCCAGGTGATCCCGTTGGCCGAGTAGGCCGCTGCCGCCTTGCCGTCATCAGCCACGGCCACCCACACGCTGAGAGCCGCGCACCATTGCACATCGGCCCACCCGGCGCTGGCCGGCAGCGTGCGCTGCGTCCAGGTAATGCCGTCCGCGCTGGTGGCTGCAATCGTGCTGTCCCGCGCCACCGCACACCACAGCGAGCCGTTGTGCGCGACTGCGGACCAGTTGGCTGACGCCGGCAAGGTGGCCGATGTCCAGGTGGTCCCGTTGTCGCTGTAGGCCGCTGCTGTGCCGCCAGAGGCCACCGCCACCGAGCGGGCGCCGTTGCTGGCCGCCACCGCCGACCAAGACGCCGAGGCTGGGAGCGTGCGGCTGGTCCAGGTCACTCCATCGGTCGACGACGCCGCCTGTGTGCCGCCAGAGGCCACCGCGATGAACAGCGCGTTGGTGGCGTTCCAGGTGGCGCCACGCCACGCCGCAGAGGCCGGCATGGTGGCCGCCGTGGCGGCGGTGGTGGCCGTCGCTGCATACCAAGCCGAGGTGCCCGTCACATCGCTGATGGCAATCATGTTGCCAGACGGATTGGACGCAAAACACCCCACGCGCTGCGCTGCGGGCAATAGGGTGCCGTTTCCTGACCAAATCAATGTCGGCGGTATACAAGACGACCAAACGGAGGCAGACCCGGCATATGCCGACAGCGTTGCATCAATGCTGACGGCAATTCGGCCCTTGTGGACGACGGCCTTGCGGAATCGAAGGCCGTTGAACCCGGAGCCGCTCATAGACGCGGAGTAGCCGGTTGCCAGCGTTACATCGCCCGTGCGCGTGGTTCCTGCCGCGCCCATCATCACCAGCCCGCCGCCAGAGTGGTCCGACAGGATCAGCGGAAAACCAGTGCCGGGGTCCATGACGATGGACGACCAGCACCCACCGCTGCCAATCTCCGCCACGGGGGTAAGCGGGTTCAGAAAGCCGGTGAAGGCGGCCGGGACCGTCGGGTAATCCGCAGACCGCGCCAGAACGCCCGACTTGAGGAAGATCTTGCCGTCGGGCAGCGTAACCGTGTTCGGCTCGTTGCTGTTGAACAGCGCATACCCGCCCAGGGGCGTGCTGCCACCGCCGAAGAACTGAGAAGCGGAACTCATTAGATGAACCTCCAGCCCTGCGTGGCGTCGATGTAGCGAAGCTGCACCGCGCCCGACAGGTCAAACGGATTGATGTCCTCGGCCAGCCCCATGATCGGCTGGCCGTTGCGGGCGACGATCAGATCGGCCCGCCCGGTTGCGTTGTCGATGCCCACCACATCCCCCGCCGCCGGGCTGGCCGGCAGCGTGGCCGTCGTTACCGCGCCGCTGTTGGTGAAAACGTAGTGCGCCCCGGCCACCATGGTTTGCGAGGTGCCGGTGACCACCTGCGGCACGCCCAGCGTGCCCTGCGCGTTCAGCGGCGCCGCTGCGGCCACCACCCACGAGGCCAGCGTGCCCGTGCCCTGCGATGAGGCCACGCTCACCGTCATGGCCCCGGTGCCGCTGGTGAAGGCGGTGATGGCGCCCAGCATCCACTGCGAGCTTGGGCTGGCGCTGCTGGTGATGCTGACCCACTGGCCGACCACGAAGCTCTTGCCCGTCTGCGCCAGGGTGAGCGACTTGCTGCCCGCCCCGATGGCCAGGGAGCTGGTGCTGGTGGCGTTGGTGCCCGGCGCCGTCAGGGCGCTGGCGGCGCTCGTGGCGGCCGCGTTGGCGCTGGCCAGGGCGTTGCTCGCCTGCGTGGTGGCCAGGCCGACCTGAGTGGTGGACTGCGTGACCCCGCCATTCGCAACCGCGACCATCTGCGAAAGCGCCGGCACAAAGCGCGTGCGGTGGCCGCCGTTGGCCAGGCCCGTGGTCGGGGAGGCGTCGTCGGTGACGGTGGACCCGTCGCCGCCCAGGCTGACCGGGAAGGTGACTGAGGCCATCTAGAGCAACTCCTTGATCTGGTAAGCAGCGGTGAAGGCCGTCGGCTGCGGCTGCTGGATCGGCCCCATCTGCAACAGCCGGCCCACAAAGGCCCGGTAGGGCTGGTTCACCGTGTCGCTGCTGTCAGGCACCACCAGCACCTCGCCGCTGTTGCCGCACAGCCGCTGCATGTCCAGCGCGTAGGTGTAGGCCTCGCTGCCGAGGATGTATTGCAGCTCGAAGTTAAACACCCGGAAGCGCGAGCGCACGTCGAAGTATTCGGCCCCGGACAGCGACACATCGATGGGCGTGGGGTCCTGGTAGCCCAGGCCGGCGCCGTAGGCGTAGTTCACGCTCGGCACCCAGGTGGACGCCATGAACAGCCGGCCGATCTGAACGTAGCCGTCGCCGTTGGCGGTGTCGTCCACCTCGACCCGCCAGTAGCGCATGCTTTGCGCCGTGGGCAGGAGGTGGATGAAGGGCGACTGGTAGCCGGCCCGTGCGTTGTTGCTGAGAGTGCCGAGCCAGAAGTTGTCGTCCTCCCACTCCAGCAGGCTCTGCGGGATCATCCCGCTGGGCCACACATCGATCCAGCCGCTGTTGTAGTAGGTGACGGTGAAGCCAGGAGTGTCGCTGGCCGTGATCCGCACCTTGCCCACCACGCTGATGTTGTGCACCACCAGCGCGACCACGCCAATCGTGCGGGCCGCGCCCAGGTCGATGGTGAACTGCGTGCTGGTGGTGAGCGCGTTGCTGCTGCGGGCCACCTTCTGCACCTGCCGGTTCTGGAGGTTGGCCAGCGGCAGGGTGGCTTGCCAGGAGCCGCCCGATAGCGTGCCGGCGTCGGTGCGGTTGTTCCAGGCCAGGGTGATGTTCGGCATGGATCAGCCCCAAAGTGTCAGGTCAAACAGCCGGCCGCGCATGTCGGTGCGCAGGCCGATGATGAGGAACTTCTTGCCGGCCGACAGACCGTAGCGGTTGACTTGGAGGGTCACGATCTTGCCGATGTCCAGAACCGATGCGAGCGCCGCATCCACGCGCACCCGCACGTCGATCATGTCGCGCCGGGTCTTGTAGATCGTCAGGCGTCGGGACGCCTCTGCGGAAGCATCGGTGGCGCTCACCAGCGTGGTGAGCTGCTCGATCTCCGGGCTGGTCAGGTTGGCCGAGAGCACGGCGCTGTCCGATGCCTCGATGCGCCGGTACTCCTGCGCCAGGTAGCCCTTGCGCACCGCGGTCACGTTGGCCGTGGTGTCAGGCTGCACCTCCCAGATGCGCTGATACCCGAGCTTGACCTTCCACGCGGGGATGCCCACGCCAGGGTCCCGCGAGGCCACGCGCTCGATGCTGATGATGTCGGTGGCGTTGATGGTGCCCACCGAGGTGCCCGTGGGCAGCACCAGGCGGCCCAGGCGGAACACGCCCAGCGCGTCTGAACCAAACCACGCGCCCACGCTGCCGCACACGATGTCAGCGGCCTCCAGCGCGGTCATGTCGTAGTCCGTGGCGCAGAACACGCCGCAGGGGTAGGCCACAGCCGCATCGAGCGCTGTCACGTCCGCACTGCTGATGTCGCCCGCCGCCACCCCGGCCTTGGTCAGGATCGCGTTCCAAAGCTGCCCCGCCGTGCGGTTGCTGGCCGCCGCGCCCTGCGTGAGGTCAGCCGTCACCGTGCCGGCCGGCGTGCTGCCCAGGCGAATGTAGGCGCCCGCCGCGCTGTTCCAGGCCCGGTACTGGCCCGCGCTGGGGGCGTTGGTCTCCATGTCCGCCTGCGAGCTGTAGGCCGCGCCTGCGGTCAGCACCGCGCCCCGGTCGTAGACCGCATCGACGGATTGCAGCGCAGAGCCGTCGTGCGCCTGGTAGATCAGCCGCGAGGTGTTCACCAGGGTGATCGGGGCGTTGAACACCTGCCCGAACACGAGAGGCTTCGGGCGCCCCTTGATGTCGCCCTCGACGCCCTCCAGGCCGGCGGGCAGGCTGTTGTTGCCGGCGTAGCGCACCTGCTGAAGCGGCTTGGCCAGGTCCTGCTGCCGGTCGCGCACGCGCACCGTGACCTTCTGCCAAGAAAACTCGGCCTGCTCCATCGTGCCCTTGATGACCGTCACCCAGGCGGGCGTGCCGCCGCTGTTGGGCAGCACCTCGCCCAGCCGGATCGTGATGGCGCGGCCGGCGAAGCTGTAATCCAGCAGCGCATCCAGGCCGCCGTCCATGTTGGTCAGCACGAGGTTGCCAAAGCCGATCTGGCTGCGCCCGGTGGTGGCGTAGCTGGAGAAGGCCGTGCGCTGCACGTTGGCCGGCTGCTGGATGCGGCCCTCGTAGTAGCCGTTGGCGTTGCCGACGAAATTCAAGTCGAGCGAGGCGTCTGCCGGAACAGCCACCCCAGCCGTCAGGGCCTGCAACTCGGCATTGCTCAGGCGGCGAGGGTAGTAGGTGATGCGGCGGAGGTAGCCGTTGAGCGGACTTAAAGA